TATACGGAGAGATCCTATTATTGCAGAGGATCTGATGGAAAACTATGTCTATCATTATGATGACATGGACAAAGACAGCAGACCACCCAGTTGTTATCTACTCAAATATAGAGGGGTAACATACTGGTCCTGCTATCGGATTCACTTGCGAGACTGGTTGGATATAAAATATTCATCACCAGCATATTCAATTAAGAGGGGCTTGTAGCTCCTCTTTTTTTATGTTATAATAAGAACACCTTACCATAAATATATGGACAGAGAGAAACTAAAACTTGTTGTCAAAAATCTAAAGTCTCTTGTCCAAGTTTTGGAGAGTGAAGTATACTCAGACGTTGATGCTTACAAAAGTGAAGTAGGCAATCCAAAATTTGGTTTTTATCAAGGGAGGGATGACGACGATGGATACGCAGATTAAATGACACGACTCAAAGACCAAATTCGCTTAGCGAAAAAGGCAATCAAAGAAGCAAAGAAGAATCCTAAACTGTACACAGAGGAAGAACTCTTGTACATGGCGATTCAACTTCGCCGTGCTAAAATACAACTGAAAGAAAAACAACTACGACGCAAGCAGGAGAAAGGATTTAGCAATGAATTCAGTGAAATTGGTGACGGTCACTCCCGACGCGGAGAAGACGATGGGGTACGTGGCAAGGGTGAGCAACCCGAACAACCAGGAGAACCCTAAGGTCGCTGGTCTGTTAAAGTATTGCATCAAACACAACCACTGGTCCGTGTTTGAGCAAGCACACATGACCCTGGAGATTGAAACTACCAGGGGAATCGCAGCTCAAGTGCTGCGTCACCGTAGCTTCACATATCAAGAGTTTTCCCAACGGTATGCTGACAGTTCTATGTTGGCAGATGAGATCCCTCTGTTTGATCTTCGTCGTCAGGATACAAAGAACCGTCAGAACTCTATTGATGACGTTGATCCTTTCACTAAGCAAGACTTTGAGATCAGGATCAAGAGACACTTTGAAGAGGGTATGAAACTCTACAAGGATATGCTTGACGCATCAATCGCAAAGGAGTGTTCTCGTTTTGTGCTTCCGTTAGCAACACCAACCCGCATCTACATGACGGGATCTGTTCGTTCTTGGATCCACTATATAGATCTACGGAGTGCTCACGGCACCCAGAAAGAACACATGGACATCGCTAACGATGCTAAGCGTGTGTTCTGCGAACAATTTCCTATCTGTGCTGAAGCTTTGGAGTGGATTTAATGCCTACGTATCCTGTGAAAAATTTAAAGACAGGTGAAGAGAAAGAACTTCACATGTCTATGAAAGAATACATGTCTTGGAAAGAAGAGAACCCCGACTGGGATAAGGATTGGTCAAAAGGTTGTGCTGGTGCTGGCGAAGTCGGTGACTGGCGTGATAAAATGTCCAAGACCCACCCTGGTTGGAAGGATGTAATGTCCAAAGTAAAAGAAGTTCCTGGTTACGGGAACTCAACACGACACAAAGACGGTTATCAGTGGTAAATTATGGCAAGAGGTAGAGGAAACAAAACTCCCGTTCCTAGCGGGATGTCCAAGAAACAGATGAAGCGTAAGAAACCAATCAATGAGTCTTACCTTCTTGATATCACACCACTGACAGAGAACCAAGAAATCTTCTTTGATCAGTGGGAGCAAGGAAAGAATATCTTTGCTTATGGTGCTGCTGGTACAGGTAAAACATTCATTGGTTTGTACCTGGCACTCCAAGATATCTTGGATGAGAATTCTCCATACGAAAAACTTTATATTGTCCGCTCACTTGTCGCTACCAGAGAGATTGGTTTCCTTCCTGGCACACATGAAGATAAGGCATCTCTTTACCAAATTCCATACAAGAATATGGTGAAGCATATGTTTGAGATGCCAGACGACAATAGTTTTGAGATGCTGTATGAAAATCTGAAGCATCAAGAGACTGTCTCTTTCTGGTCCACATCTTTCCTTCGTGGTACAACTCTTGACAATGCAATCATCATTGTTGACGAGTGTCAGAACCTGAACTTCCACGAACTTGATTCAATCATGACTCGTATTGGTCAAGATAGTAAGATCATTTTCTGTGGTGATGTCAATCAGTCTGACCTACAGAAAACAAATGAACGCAATGGCATCCTTGATTTCCAAAGAATCCTTGAGAACATGGAAGAGTTTTCTATGGTAGAATTTGGAGTCAATGATATTGTACGCTCTGGACTTGTTAAGTCTTATCTGATTAGTAAAATGACGCTTGGTTTGTAATGCAATTGTTTAATCATGTTGGTGATCTGACTCCTGTTGAGATGACCGCACAAATGGTGGATGGGAAACGTGTCTACCTTACACCATCTGGCAATCAATATCCGTCAATCACCACCGTGATTAGCAATAACGCCAGGAAGCAAGCAGGTCTTGCTAAATGGAGAGCACGTGTCGGTAAAGAGAAAGCAGCAAACATTTCTGCACGTTCAGCAGGACGCGGAACAAAGTATCATTCTATTGCTGAAGATTACTTCAACAACAAACTGGATCTAAAAGAGTACAAGAAGTATCCTCTTCCTGTACTCATGTTCCAGCATTCTAGGGATGTTTTGGACCGCATAAATAATATTTACCTACAAGAGGCAGCACTTTATTCCGACCAACTAGAAGTTGCTGGTCGCGTTGATTGCATCGCTGAGTTTGATGGAGTATTATCTATCATTGACTTCAAGACAGCTGCTGAACCAAAGAGAGATAGTTACCTATACGATTACTTTGTTCAGGAAACGGCATACGCTTGCTGTCTTCAAGAGCTCTATGGATTGAGTGTTAAGCAACTGGTTACTATCGTTGCCTGTGAAAACGGAGAGACACAGGTCAAGGTTGTTCCGCCGAAGAAGGAATATCTTTTGCAATTAATCCAGTACATAGACGAATACAAGACACGATATGGAAAAAAAGAACTTATTGGAAGATAAATTTATGACTAGTGCGAAGTTCTCTCAAGAAGTTGAAAAGATTGCTCTCAGTAATCAAGACATGAATTATATTGATGCTGTCCTGCATCTCTGTGAACTAAATGAGATTGAAGTGGAATCCGTACCCAAACTAATCTCAAAACCTTTAAAGGAGAAGCTTAAATATGAAGCACAGAAGTTAAATTTTATCAAGAAAACGTCCAGAGCAAAGTTGATGTTGGTATGAGTAAATTCTTTCAATCTGAATTAGTACGTGGTGACATCCAAGAGATGACCACACTGCAAGAGTTTTGTTTCCGCTGTGCAATGAATCTTACTCTTCTTGATAAGGAGAGAAAGTTAGAATACTTTGAAGCACTGGAAAAGTTAATTGAAAAACAAAAGATTTTTCATGCTCGCATCTGTTTAAGTGATGACCCTGAGGCACAGTCTGTTGCCGAGAGCATCAAGCAGGCAGTTGTTTTGTTGGGTGGGAACGAAAATCTCAATCCCAACGACATGTTTGACGAACTCCTGGGTAAGGTCCGTGAGTTCAAGGAAATTCTTGAAAGTGGCACAGGGGATTGACGCCTGACCTGCCACCTGTTATACTAACTTCGTTGGGCAGATGAGTCGGGGAGACTTGACTGTACGTAAGACCCAACACACAAACCAAATCCAAACTAATCCGAGGTAATCCAAATGTCTTTCGCAGATCTGAAGCGTAAATCCCAGAACAACTTTGACTTCCTCCAGAAGGAACTTGAAAAGTCATCCAGCAATAAGAATGTTGATGATCGTTTCTGGAAACCAGAGGTTGACGCTTCTGGCAACGGGTATGCTGTTATCCGTTTCCTCCCCGCCCCTGAAGGGGAAACTATTCCCTGGGCAAAACTGTACTCCCACGCCTTCCAAGGTCCTGGTGGTTGGTACATTGAGAATTCTTTGACTACACTGGGTGAGAAAGACCCTGTTGGTGAAGTGAACCGCCGTCTCTGGAACAGCGGTAGTGATGAAGACAAAGAGACTGCTCGTAAGCAGAAGCGTAAGCTCCAGTATTACAGCAACATCTATGTCGTGAAGGATCCTAAGCACCCTGAGAACGAGGGCAAGGTGTTCCTCTACAAGTATGGCAAGAAGATCCATGATAAGATCCTCGCTGCCATGCAACCTGAGTTCCAAGACGAGACTCCTGTCAACGTCTTTGACCTTTGGGAAGGTGCCAATTTCAAACTGAAGATCAAAAAGGTCGCAGGTTATTGGAACTATGATAGCTCTGAGTTTGATAGTGTTAGTGCTCTTTCTGCAGACGATACTGAACTTGAAGCGATCTGGAAACAAGAACACTCGCTAGAGGCGTTCACTGCCAAGGATCAGTTCAAGTCCTATGAGGATCTTGAGCGTCGCTTGAACCTTGTGCTTGGCATTGGTTCACGTCCTGCTGCTGTGCCTACCGTTGATGATGAAGAGTATGAGCCTGTCTCTGCTCCCGAACCTTCCTCGTTCCGTCAGCAGATGAGTGCTCCCTCTCCCGTCAAGGAAGAGGCAGTCGTTGATGATGACGATGCCCTGTCCTACTTTGCACGTCTTGCGGAGGAGTGATATGGATGTAGTTCACGCTTGGAACTCCATGGACTACGGGGAGGGGTTCCTCTTCTCCCTGTGGGTCATCGGAATGTATTACATTAAACTCCGTATGGATCGCTACTTCACCCGATGAAAAAGATTGCTTCGGTTATCTTTCACCCAGTCACAGTGTTTAATCTAATGTTGATTGGGTTCCTAGGATTGATTGAAGTGATCCACACCAGGGCACATCATACTATGGAAAAGGATGTTCATGGTCACGTGCATCAGTTCTTGAGAAAGAATCCTGATACCTGTGACTATATTGACTATTGAATTCCCTAAAACTGGAAAAATTTTTTCCGTAAATTTTTCACTCAAAAGGTCGCACTAAACTGCGACCTTTTTTAGTCTCTTGGAGATGAAGTCAGACGATTCTTTGTAGAGGTTTCTAGTTTTGAATTCCTCTACAAATCTTCTGAAGTAAGTGTTTCTAAGGATAAAGATTTCTCTTTTCTTTTCGTTCTCATCTGATTCATACTCGTAGTTTGAAACAGGAGAACATATAGTATTGCCAGGAACTGTAATAGTTTGAGATCCATCCCAGTAAGTAAATGGAGAACTATAGAAGTTCTGATCAACAATCAATCCCTCTTGTAGTGCAATCAAATTACCAGTCTTTACTTCACTGGTAACATAATGGTGGATACCAGAGTATGCTTCTAGTTCACCATACTTATACTCTACAGATTTTCTCAATGCTTCTGAGTCAAGAGGGAAAGCAAACTGTGGATTAATATAGTTATTAGTCAGGATGATCACCCAATCATAGAAAGCGTTACCGTAATATTTTTCTGCGATATTTTCAATACGTTCACCTGACTGCACAGAATACTTTTTATAGAAGACCGCATAGTCAAATAGATCTGGATTGACCTGATATCTTCTGAAGAAATTTTTCGCAGTAATATAATCAGATTCCGAGAACGGATAACTGATTGGTTTCAAATCATATTTAATGTCTGGAATAAGTGAAAAATACATTAGAAACCTTCTGCAATTTCTGTTTGATAGATGAGTTTACTCTCTAAGAAGTTGATACTCAATTCTGTTGCTACCGAACTACCGTCACTGTATGTAGCATAAGTTCCGTCAGGGGTGTAGTTTACTTGAACTCTTGTGATAGCACATGGTTTAAATTGCGAGATCCATGGGTGATTGTTTGATCCTCTTCTGAATGCAAACTTGCATAGGAAAGGAACTCTAATAAAGTTGTCTTGTGATAATGGATTTTTATCGGTTCCTGCTGTTGTAATTTCTCCCGCACCGCCATAAATTGGCGAGGATGCAATTCTAAAAGCATCACAAATGTTCTTGATTGTTTGTGCTTCAGCTGCATTTCTTGGAACCATTTTGAATACCATTCCAATTTCTCTCAAATTTGGTGAATCATACAAGACTTCTGCATTGGGGTTTAAGATAACACCTCTTGTAGCACCAGAGATATCATTTGATGTAATGTTTCCACCAACACCTGGAATTTTATTGAGAACAGATGTTGTTAAAGCTTCTCGTAGAGCATTGACATTTCCTGGTAAATCACCAGCCGTTGCTGCTACTATAGCCATTTGTCCACCAGCGGCAGCAGCAATTGCTGTCTTTCCCAATCTTGTAAATGATTTTCCTTGCCAGTCATTTTTTAATTCATTACTAAGATCTTGTGGCATTGGCAACATGATACTTTTGATGGTTTTGCTGGTTCCATCTATGTTTGGTACACCAAGTTCTTGTATTTCTAAGTCATTAATAGATGCGTTGTATCCAGTATAAGCTTCTTGCCCAGGTGCTGCTGCTTCTTGACTAAATGGTGGTTTGTATTTTCCAAATTGGAATAGCACATAATCTGTGTCAAATTTGATGTCAAGTGCATCTGGATATCTAATTGTAGATCCTTTTTCTGGATTTTCAATTGGACTTGCACCACCTCTGATAGCCCCGAGAGACGGAATTAATTCTGTCTTATACTCTTTGACTAAAGTTTTATAATCTTTTGGTACATTTATTTTTTTCCAATCACCACCTTTCTCTGGATTTACTCCATATGGATAGAAACCAGGACCTTTTGATGCATTGTTAGATTTGTAATAATATACAAAACCAGTTTCTGGATCCCTAAACCAATTGTATGCTTGATATTTTGCTGCCATTTATTTTACCATCTGTGTATCTCTGGGTTTTCCATAACCACGAATGACTCTTCTCGTTTTGATTCGGTCATAGTAACTCTCGTCCACATCTTCCCATACAAGTTCTTTGGTGTATGGCAGAGTTTTGTTGGAACCTTTCACATTCCTGACAAAGTTTTCTATTGGCAATAGAATAGCAGTGTCCCATTCATTTGATGCTAGATCCAAAAGGAATCCATCAACTTGTTCAATTAAATATTTATGGAAGCAAAGGCGAGGAATGTCAATTCTCCCCTCCAATAATCTTTGTACTGCCATTACTCTCTTTTTTGGTGTCATGTAATGTAAGTTTGCTCCCCAGAATTCTGTTGGAGTTGACTTGATTACATAGACGAGAGGGAATGTGTCATAGTAAGGAAGATGTCTCATCTTCGCTTTGTATTCAAACATGTAAAGGTGACCAGAGACAGCATAACGTCTCAATAAGTTCTCATCTGGTTCTTCTTCGTTACCTCTGCTGTCTATCTTTTCTTCTCTAATCAGTTTCTTTGGATCTTTCTTGTAATCCATTGCTGCTTTTTTAACAGCGTTCTTATACCAGGAGAACGATTGCTTTGATCCTCCTGTCATTTCTGTTATTTTCTCAAACAGAGTTGTGTATCCAGCGTTTGCTTTTGTAGCATTACGCTGGATGGTTGCAAAACCTTGTGCCATGGGTCTATACTCCTAAGTGCTCTTCGGTGAGAATTAAAAAATTCATCTGCCTATCCTCACAAAAGTTTTGAGCAGCGTCCCACTTAGCACGATTCTTCATGAAAGTTAGGGCAGCTCTCTTGTAGGCAGCGGTCTTTCTGTTTTTATCATTCGGTGGTTGTGTTTGTTTCTTGGGTTTCACTTCAATAATATACTTCGTAATCTGACCTGTCTTTTCGCGAACTTTAATGTAGAAATCAGGAAAGTAACGATGCACTCTCCCGTCTGTTGGACAGCGATATGGTATAATAACTTCCTCACTACCCCACTCTAATATAGAGGGATTATTATCACAGAACACCATGAACTTTCGTTCCCAGAGTGATCTATAAATGATGCGAGATGGGTTGCCACGGTACTTTTTTGGATTGATAGGCTTATACAGTCCAGAGTACGCCATAAATAAATAAGTTCCCACAAGTATATTTAGTAGTGGCAGTAACAAAGATCAACGAGTTTATGGCAAAGATGGGCGTCAAGGGCGGAATGTCCATGACTACCGCTTTTGATGTAAAGTTTGATTTTACGGGTAAAAATCTAACATTTGTAGAAGATTTTTATACGGATGATAATGAAGATATTGTAACAATGTTGTGTGATGAAGCACAACTTCCAAACGTACAGTCTGCCACAGCACAAATAACAGGAAGATATCTCGGTGAGGGTCCTATTTCATATCCACATACAAGAATCTATACTGATTTGAGTCTAGGTTTTATGTTGGATCGCGATTTGACTGCATTGAAGTTCTTTACTGCTTGGTATGATTATATTTTTGGTGAAAAGAAAGTAACATATAGTGGAGCAGACCTAAACACCGCTCTTGCTGTAGACCCAGGGGATATAACTAGAGTAAATCGTCTGGAATACATGGATTCTTATACATGTAAGGCACGGATTGTCAAGACGGAAATGCCTAAGACTGACAAAGAACGTAAAACTGTGCAGACTGAAGCACCAATGACATTCATTTTGGAGAATTGCTATCCATATTCTATTGATGCGGTCCCTCTATCTTATGGATCATCACAAATCACTAGATGTACGGTAAACTTCTACTATACTAGACATACTGTCGCATATGCAAATTGACTTTTCAATTCCATAAAATCGGGAAAAATTTTCCCGCCAATTTTTGGGTCAAAAAGTCGCACTAAATAAATACACGACCTGAGGTACATATTATGGCTTTGCCAACACCTGGGTATCCAACTTATGAATTGGAATTACCTTCTAGTGGAAAAACTATTAAATATCGTCCATTTTTGGTAAAAGAGGAAAAAGTCCTTTTACTGGCAATGGAATCGCAAGATGAAAAACAGATTACAAACGCAGTTAAGGATCTTATCAAAAATTGCGTAATTTCAAGAATTAAGGTTGATAATCTTCCTAGTTTTGATCTTGAGTATTTGTTCCTCAAGATTAGAGCAGCGTCTATTGGTGAAATGATTACTTTGACTGTTACTTGTCTTGATGACAATGAAACTCAAGTTGAGGCAAATATCAATATTAACGAAGTTGAGGTTTTTAAACCAGAAGGGCATGACAAGAAAATCATGTTTGATGATGAGTTTGGTATTATCATGAATTACCCTAGTATGCAACAATTCGTTGATCGCGAGTTTTTACAGAAAGATATGGAAACTGAGCAAGTATACACTTTTATTGCTGATAGTATTGATCAGATTTTCCAAGGTGAAGATGTATATGACTCTTCTACGACATCAAAGAAAGAGTTTCGTGAATTTGTTGATAGTTTGACTACGAAGCAATTTGAGAAGATTCAGCAATTCTATGTAACTTCGCCAAAACTCAGTCATAAGTTTTCTGTTGTAAATCCGAAGACTGGAGTTTCGTCTGATTACACTATTGAGGGTCTCCAGAGTTTTTTCGCATAGCACTCTTTCAGAATAACCTGGAAGGGTACTACAAAATGAACTTTGCTTTGATGCAGTACCATAAATATAGCTTGACTGAGATTGAAAATTGGATGCCTTGGGAAAGAGAAGTATATGTCACTTTCCTAATGCAATACCTTGAAGAAGTCAAACAAAAACAAGAACAAGCTAAGAATAGATAGTGGCAAACATCACTAAAACATACAGCGGCGATTTTTCCAGTTTTATTGCTGGAAAACTATTGAATGCTGCTGGAATGGCAAAAGGTGAGAAAGAAAGGAGAGAAACCGAAAATTTAGAGAAAGCAAGACCAGGGTCTTTATTTGCAAAAGCACTCCAAAGCGAGTTTGGTGGTGATTTGTACAATAGGACTTTAGGTAACTTTGACCCCAGAAAGTCTGCAGATGAAACAGACAGAAAATCATCTAGGGAAAGGAGATATCAAGCACAATTTGGAGATTTAAAAAAAACTCCAAAATCTGATCTGGATGATGCTGAAAGAGAATTACTAAAGGATGATGATTCAATTCCTGTAAAGGATGTTGATGCTAGGAGGGGTCTTTCTAAACTTCTTGGTGCTGGACTAGATTCTAAGTTAATTCTTGCCAATGTTAGAGTTGCTGGACTTTCTGGTGATGTAAAATCTGTAAAAGACAGTCTTGTTGATACTCAAAAACTCATTTATGATCAAAATGAGTTGCTGGGGTCTAGATTTGATCAAATATTAGATATATTCTCTGCACAGAAAGATTATCAGCAAAAAATTGCTGATCAGGCACAGGTAAAGAGAAGAGAAGATGAGTTAGAACTTGAAAAAGACCGATCTACTACTAAAAAATTAAAATCTACTTTCGGAAAAACGGGTGGTGATTTAAAACTTAGCAGTCTTTTTGGCACAATTGGAGATCTTATCAAGGGTACTGGAGTTAAAGGCAAAAAACTTACCCAAACAGCAAAAGATTTGCTGAGTTTTTTGGGAAGTCCTGGTTTTAGGAAACAGGGATCTAGAGCTATGGGTGCAATTTCTAGACAAATTATGTCTGGAGCTTTATATGGTAGTGAACCTAGAAGACGTAGATTTCGTAGCTTGGTAACAGGTAGAGGCAGTAAGTTCGGAATATTTGGAACAAATCCATTATTATATCTTGACTTTATAAGAAGAGATCTTGAAGATGTTGGTTCTGGTGTTAAAGAACTCACAAACCGAAAATTTTTAAGACAAATTCTCGGGGACTCAAAAGACATGAGACAACCCAGAAAGGGATCTCAATTTGCTCGTGCCCAAGCAGATTTCATGCAAAGAAGCACGGTTGATGCCATGCGGGGCATTAGAACAGACAGTCTTGAAGATGCTATTTTTGGAACATCTAGAAACAGAGTTACAAAACGCGGAACAAATGCCGCAGTAGATACTGCCTTGAAAAAAGGTGGTGATAAAATTGGACAAGAAGTTGCAGAACAAGCAGTTAAGAAAGGTGCAAAAAAATCATTAAAACTTGTTCCTGGAGTAGGAACTGCAATTGCTCTTGGCGAAGCATTTTTTAGATGGCAGGAAGGAGATACAACTGGTGCCGTTTTGAGTTTGGCATCTGCAATCCCAATTGCTGGATGGGCATTTACTGCGGTTGATATTGCCAGAGATATGGGTTTCAATCCACTCGGACTTCCAGAAGTACCACAGTATGAAAAAGGAACTACACTGACTAGACCAGGACCAGCAGTTCTTCACGGAACTGAAGCAGTTATTGGCAGTAAAGATAGGGATAATATGATGGACTCATATCAGGAGTCTATTGATAAGGTTGGATCAACATTAGTATCTTCTGCAGTGTCTCTTGCTGACAGTGTTGGTCAAGGTCAAGCAGTTAAGTCTGAGTTAAAAAGCTCGGGATTGTCATATGATATTGTTAGAATGCCAATAGCAAGCAAAATTGGCAAAACAGGACAATTAGCGGTTCTTTCTTCACTTGAAAGTAACTTAAAGAGAGAAATTTTTTCCACAGTACCTGATGATCCTAAAACAGAAAAGAAGGAAGATGATGATACTGATAATAAAAATAATCCACCACCTTCAAACACAGTAGTTCCTGAGTATGATTTAGATTACAATGAACCAAATTCTGCTGTACAAATGGGTGGAAGGTTTTATAAAACTACGGCAAATGGTGCTATTGGTGATGAAATTACGGAAGCAGAAGCAAAAAGAATCATAGTTGGAAAATCTAGACCAGTATCATCTAGCAATTCTGGTAGAAGTGGAAGTTATGCATCTGGAACATATATTGGACCTGCAGGAGATAAAGACGGAGAACAAACTGGTCTAAACATGAATCTTCCTGGTGGAATTGGCACTCCAATTTATGCACCAGTTGATTTGATTTATAGGTCAAAAGGAACCGATGGAAATCCTGCTGTTGGATTGCAGGGAGATGCAGATGCAAAAGGTCCCGCAGGTAGTGGATTTGGATATTATGGTGCTTACTATTTTGAGAAAGATGGTAAGGAGTATGAAGTCCTCATGGGACACTTTAGAGATTTGCCATTAAAAGGTAGTAGTGAAGGAGCAGTAATTCCAAAAGGAACATTGATTGGATATCAAGGTGCGTCTGGAAGATCTGTATCTGCAGATAATGGAATTTATCCGCACATTTCATTGCATGTTAATGGCATTGGTTTTAATGCTGGTAACGATGTTCTTAGATGGTTTGCTGATGGACTTGCTGGGGGTAATATATCATCTGGAAATGGTGGCGGCGGTGGTTATAGAAAACTAAATTTGGCTAGAGATGGTGCAGCAATACAGAGAGTTGGTAATGATGTGGAATTTTTGAAAGAACTTACGAGAATATCTAAAAAGTTCAATATTAGTGAGGGCGATCTTCTTGGTTTGATGGCATCGGAATCTTCATTGGATCCTAAGAGGAGTAATGGCGATTATGTTGGACTGATTCAATTCAGTAGAGATAGTGCAAAGATGGTTGGTACAACACAGGCAGCACTACTACAAATGACACGTGCTGAGCAGATGAAATATGTTGAAAAATATCTTGAATGGTGGGGACTTCCACGTGGTGCTGATGCTGGTCAATTGTATTCAGTTGTCTTTGCTCCATCCCTTGCTAGTGGAGATCCTAATACAGTAATGTATGAAAGAGGCACTGGAGCGTACAGAGCTAATAGATGGTTAGATACAAACCAAGATGGTGTTATCACTGTGTCTGAATTGGGCGGTAGAATTCAGAGAAAGAAGGGTGAATATGGCATATCCGATCTCGCTGGACCAGCAAAGGTGGGACCAGGAAAAGTAGGACCAGGGAAGGTTGGATCTGGAATACCATTTTTTCCAGACCTAACAATTAAAAAATTTGTTGATGCAATTAAAAAAGGTATCAATGATGGATTGGATAGGGGAAAACAGAGAGAACGAAATGAAGAACTCTTAAAATTACTTCCGATGTTAGACAATAGACCTAATGATCTTCAGTCTAACAGTCGGATTATGGAAGACATGGAAGAGCAAGTAGTTCAGCAGGTTTTCATTGTTAATACTACAGTTGCGTCAACTTCCACCACTCCTATTATAACTAGTAGTAGAAAGTCTAGTAATGATTACGTGAATCAATATCGCATGGCAGTGCTTGGGGCATAATAGATGGCAAATTTTTCACCAACATTTAGTGGAGACTTCTCGTCCTTCCTGGTCGGGAAGATTTTTGACATCATTAGTGATGCTAAGTCTGAGCGTGCTAAAGCGGATAAAGAAGCAGCAAAGTATGGAGTTGATGTTGATTTTACACCTGGGGAGTTTACTGCAAGATCCGCTAGAAATAGTTTGATTGAAAGCACTCTTGGTAGAAGATTTGTACCTCAAACAAGATATCCAGATCTTTTAGCACGTGGTCAGTTCTCATCCGATCCTTTGATGGGAACTCCTGCGAATGTTAGAAAGTTGCCTGAGTATCAGCAACTGGCAAATCCACAAGAGAGATTATTCAATAATTCTTCCTATATTACTGGTAAAAATATACCTTCTTCTGGAACTAGAGGAACCACCTCTACAACTGGAGAAAAACCAGTTAAGGTAAAGGATGAAAAACTGGGTGGTTATCTTGCTGCTGTAATTAAAGCATTAAATGCTAATATTGCATCAATTAATGAGAGACTAGACGACACAGAGCAGGGAGTTATTGAAGCTAAAGAAGGTGTCTTTGGAACAATCAAGCAACTAGAGCAAAACTCTGATTTACTTGAAACAAAATTAGATTCTATCATTGATGCACTTAGACAACAGAATCTTCTTGCAAAAACACAAGAAGATCAGTCTGAAGTGCAGAGAAGAGAAGATGAAACTGAAGTAGAAAAAGACCTTTCTGGAACGGAAAGACTTATTCAACCAGATGAAAAGAAAGAAGATACAATTCAGTTGAATCTTCTAGAAGATATTCAAGATGCTGCTGAAAAGCGAGACGAGCAACTATCGCTACCTTTAATTGGTGGTCAGGAAGGATTTGAAAGGGGTGGTATTGTATCTGGACCAGATAGTGGTTATTACACTAAACTTCATGGCGATGAGATGATTGTTCCACTGGACAATAATTATACTCAAGGAGAATCCAGTGCTATTGATGGAAAAGTAGCACCAAAACCAAAAACTCCAGTGGTTCCGAAGTATGAAATGGGCACAAAATCTCCCATTACCAGTGACACTCCACTTCCATCAATGGGACCAAAGATTTTTGAAAAATCTGCTGCTGTTGACAACAAACTCCCTGATCTAATGGAAATGGGTGGTGAATTGCAAAAAGCAATGGAGTTTCCTGTAAAGGCAGCTGGTATTATTACCATGAATGTGATGCAAGAGGCAGTCTCAAATATGGGAGGTCTTGCTGGTGGAGTAGCACAACAATTGAAACAAGTATCTTCACCTCTTGCTGCTGCGTTTGGAGTTTCTAATACGATTACTAATTCATTAATTCGTGGAAAGTCTGTTGAAAAAGAAACTGGTGCGAGAAAGAAAAAAACTCAGAGATATACAACGGATAAAAGGAGGAGAGCATGGTGGGATCCGCTTGGTTTATTTACTGGTGAAGGTGGTGGATATCGCAAAGGATCTGGTGGTGGAACTAGAATAGAAAGGTATTCAAATGACTATGGTGGTGGAGCACGTGGACTAGCGAGAGGAACTAGAGCTAGAGTAGGATTTACTGGCATGAATTCTCAGGGATTCAATGCTATGATGCAGGGTCAGAATTACGTACCATCTAGCAAACCACAAATTCTTGGTCAAGGTGCATATTCTGCTCCTACATTGAGAGGTGCTGAGAGATATGCTGGAACAAGTGGATCTCTTGGTGGTAGACAAACCCCTGGTGGTGTTGTTAGAAGTATTGTTCCCGCAAATGCACCCAGAATTAACTTCTTAGAACCACAGGCAAAAACTACACCAGAGATGTTTAATAAGGGTAGAGATCTTGCAACTAAGTTAATGGATCCAAACTATAGACCTAATAGTGCCACTGCAAATAGATTAAGAACACAGATGAGAACTGGTGGAGTTAGACCACCAGTACCAAGAGGTGGTGTTAGTGCCAAAGCTCTTATGAATCCAGTTCAACTCTTCCTTGAACTTGTTTGGAACGAATTGACAAATCCACAAGCAGCAGGTGCCTATGATCAGGTAACTGGACCTAATGCAATGTACAACAATCCAAAGTTGTCTGAAGAAAGAAGAAGATCTTTGTTTGAATCTGTTCATGGACCAGGAACATTTGGACAGAAAGCTGCCATTGTTAATATGGAATCTCAAGGACAAGCGTTGTCCAAATTCAATAAACAGAGAACTAGCCCTGACCCCATAGTCATAAATAATCAAACCGTAGAAGACACTAGCGTTGATCTTCAGCAGTCTCACATCTCAAACATGGGAGATCCTGGTTTCTCTTCACTTTATCCATCCCCCTATTGATGTATGGCAGACTTTAAGGAAAAATCTTATGCCTCTTCATTTACGACAAAACAACTTTCTATTTGGAAAGCAGGGGAAGAAAACGGAACACCTTATGCTAACCTGTTAGCGATGTGTTCTCATTTCCAGTATCATGAAGATATTGGATATCCTGCTTTTGGTGCAACAGCGGTAATTGTTGATAACCAAGAGAACTTAATTTCTTCTATGCCTATTCAAGGATTTGAAAAGGTTGTATTAGAAGTTGAGGATATCAATGGAGATGACTACTCTTATGAATTTCGGGTGTGGAAAGTATCTAACAGATCTAGTGCCGATAGGAAGCAAATTTATACTCTTTGTCTGATATCTGTTGAGGGTCTCATCAACGAAGGTATGCGAGTCAATACGATTCAGACAGGCACACCTACAGAAATTGCAGCAAAACTACTGAGAGAGAAATTGGGAGTTTCTCCTGGTCAAATTTTTGCACAAGAGTCTGAGGGCAGAATCAAGATGCTACCAGCAAAGAAAACACCATTTGCTGTAATTAGATCATTGCAGTCAAAAACTGTAGCAAAGACAGCACCTTCAAAGAAGACAAGCAAATCAGTACCTGGGGCAACTCCTTCTGCTACTGCCAGTGATGTTGGTGCTGGTGCTCAGAAAGCAAAAGGAACTGCGGGATTTTTGTTCTTCCAAACAAGGAAGGGATTTGTATACAAGTCAATTGATGAACTGAGTTCTGTTGATGCTGCTCCTACTATCGGTAGCAATTATGTGTGGTCTCCAGGAAAAACAACGGGTGAAGAGTCAACATATAAAATTCAAGAAGTTATCTATGGTTCTGAAATTGATATGATGAAGAAGTTGCGGGAGGGTACATACTCTTCAATCATTCATTACCTTGACATAAATACTGGAAAGTATGAGGAGTTTGTATATTCTTTAAAAGATACCTGGGATGATATGGTCCACATGGGCAGTCAAACAAAACTACCTATTGGACAGACAACCTTGTCTGAATATCCATCTAGGGTAATGTCAACAATCGTCAATAACGAGTGTTGGTATAGTGGGACCGAAGTTGCTACGGAAAAGTCTGAATACTTAGACCGACAAAAGGATTATCTCTCACAAGGTATCTCTAGACTTGGTTTAATGTTCAATCAAGTATTGACAATCTCTGTAACTGGACACTTGGAACTTTCTGCTGGCGACAAGATTGAAGTTAGAATTCCAAACCAACGGGCAGAACAACAAAGAGAAGAAGAAGTTTGGGATCCAGAACATAGTGGCACCTATTTGATCAAACATCTGAATCATCAATTTGACATACCAGGACAAAATGTCTACACTGTGTTAGAATTGATTCGTGACTCTTACGGTATCAAGGATAAGGAAAGTAAAGTAAACTAAGGAGGACTTATGGAAAGCATTGAAAAGCATATTGAGAAGGACAAAGAGATTCTTCAGAATCCCATGACCTCACCTCAGCAGCGTCGTCACATTGAAGGCGAACTGCACGATCTGGAAGAATATGTGGAGCATCACAAGGAAGAGATTGAAGCAGGAGATCACCATGATCCCTCTCCTCTAGAACTCTATTGTGACCAACAACCAGGAGCTCCTGAGTGTAAAATTTATGATAACTGAGTAATATGGATGCGTTGAGTAATCTTTACCCAACAAACCAAATTGGATCTGACGGATTCTCTTGGTGGATTGGACAAATTGAATCCGACAAAACAGGTGATTTCAAACAGTCTGGCAGATATAGAGTCAGAATTGTTGGTTATCACCCCCAATCTTGTGATGTCGTAGACACACAGGATTTGCCATGGGCAATGGTAATGATGCCTGTGACCAATCCACATACTCCTGGTGGTGCAACATCTGTATCAGATCAACTCGGACCTGGCGTCTGGGTTGTAGGATTTTTCTTAGATAATGATAAACAGCAACCAATGATCATGGGATCAATTGGTAGAGTTGCAAACTCAAAGACTGAACCAGATGATACAGATCCCACTCCTGGTCAACCAGGGTGTAAATCATTTACAACATATGTTGATGATGTAAATAAGATTCCTTTTGATCAGGATGATAGTGCCACTGCAACACCAAGTGTAACGGATGCTGGACATGCACACACTGGTGCGACAGTTGAAGAAGAAGGTACAACAATATCTACTGGCACTACTAATTTTCTCAACGCAAAATACGCACAGAATACCAAAACGAATCCAGCAGGAATTAATTTCTGCGTAGAGATTGCTGACAAGTGTGGTAAAGAAACTGACCTAACAAATACATTCAAGAGACTACTCTCTGAGATGTTATATGAAACTCAGAGAAATGATGGTAAGTTAGGGACATACCTTATCGGTGAATTGTCTGGAGAACTCTTTGATGTTGTTGATATTGGTAGAGAATATGTCAACAAAGGTATTCTTGTCATGGAGACTTTTGTTGCTTCTGTCAAAGGATTTATTCTTGAAAAATTAAAAGCAGCAGTCAAAGATCTTATCAATCTACTGATATATCCAAACGCTACTGGAAATTCATTGAGTGCTATTACTGCATTCTTTGATGAGATTCTTGATGACGTTGGTTGTCAAATGGCAGATCTGGGAGATCGTCTCGCCAACTTCCTTGAAGACCTTATCTTTGGATATCTGTTTGAAATTTATAAGGCAGCAGCATGTCTTGTTGATCAATTGGTTGAGGGTCTTATCAATAAGATTCAGTCATTGATGGAAGAACTTCTTGATAAAGTTCTCGGTCCTTTGTCTGACATTCTTGGTGCAGCTGCTTCTGCCATCAACATTATTGGTGACACTATCAACTATGTCTTAGATCTGCTTGGTATTTCTTGTGATGGTCCTGGCAAGTCTTGTTCTAAGACTACTACTATTTGTACAGATTGTGCAACTGATAAGAGAGAAAATTTCTTAGACGAACTTCTTAAAAATATTACTGATGATCTGTTCCCTGTTACAGGTGAAGATTGGTCTAAGTATACTTGTGATGAAGCATATGAAGGAACAACTCTAACTGATACTTCGGTCATTACTATCGGTGGAATTCAAGATCCTGTAGAACCACTGGTGATTCAGTATTCCATCTCTGATATTAGAATTGAAGAAGGAGATATTGCTGTATTCACAGTAACTAGAGGTGGATATACTGATGTTTCTTCTAGTGTCAGATACTCTACACGTGATGGATCTGCAGTAAAAGATGTAGATTATGAACAGAAGAGTGGAATTCTTGGATTCTCGCCAGGAGAAACTAGCAAGACCATTGCTGTTAGAACGTATGTTGATACTGAGAAGGAGATTGATGAAGATTTCTTCATGACAATTCGTAAGGATACTCCTGGTACAATTGCTGCAGTCGCGTCTCAGACTATTGCTAGGTGTGTTATTAGTGACTCTAGAGTATCAACACCATCCGATCCAAGTGGACCTCCAACAACACCCATTACGCCAGGAACTCCTCCACCCCCACCATCACAGAATCCAGTTCCTCCAGTCACTCCTCCTGATCTTACAGATCCAGATGATGATGACGATGATGGTGATGGCACTACGGAGACAGATCCAGATGCAAGACCAACTTATAGAGTAACTGCTGATAAGAATCTCGTGAAGGAAGGTGAGTTTATCACTTACACTATCACGACTACCAATGTAGCAACAGGAACTACTTTGTTCTACAGATTGTTTGGCACTGGTATTACTCCAAGTGATATTGTCAGTAATAGTCTATCTGGCACATGTGTAATTGAAAATAACAAGGCAAAAGTTATCGTTGGTATTGCCGAAGATGGTGAGTTAGAGGGACAGGAGACAATCGTATTTGGTATTATTGGAACGGGTGCTCAGGTTAGTGTCTTGATTGCTTCTGATACAGAAGGATTTAGTGATGAAGATCAGACAGCATCTGATGACAGTTCCTCTAACATCCCAGGTTCCGATGGTGGACAAAGAAGTCCAACATTTGGTACACCAATTACAGATCCTGGTGGTGGATTCATTGAAATTCCTATTGATGATCCAGGAACTCCTTATGTTGAACCACCTGTTATCATTATCACAGGTGAGGGTAACAGAGCGGCTGCACTTCCACTATTGGATGAGAATGGATTGCTCAAGGAAGTTAGAGTCACTGATCCAGGATTTGGATACAAACTTAACTCACCATCAAATGCTGGCAAGGAATGTATCATTGACTCGTTTACCATGTTGAGTCCTGGTAGACAGTATACCTCTGAACCCACTGTATACATCAACGGAGATCCTGACGTTGCTGAGGCAGTTATTGATGGCGGTAAAGTTATTAGTGTTCGTGTTAAGAATAGATCTATCGTATTTGATCGCTATCCTGAGGTGAAGATTTTAGGTGGTGGTGGATACGGTGCAAGATTTATTCCTTCATTCAGTTGCCTAGATCCAGAGGCACGAGTCACAGTTGGATCTGCGAAGATCGGAACTGGTAAATATATTGATTGTCCCTAGGAGTTGTAATCATGGCACAAAGATTTGAAGACAAGGTATTAAGTGATAGGGGCGTAAATCGCAATCGTTCAAACGAGTTTGCGAATAAAAATACACCCAAACCAACAAAACCAGACGAGACTCAGGATACTGAAGTCACACGTGAGATTACAGTTCTCATCAATGGTAAGAGGTATGCCATCTTAGATGATGGTGACCTTGAGATCAGGAACAAACTAAATGGCATGGGTATCTCTATTCAGCAGAATGGAGACATCATGATGCTGTCTGGATCTGGTGGCAATGGCAAGGCATGTGGTGGTAGGTTTATCATCAATGCCAAGGGTGGACAACTGGCAAAATATGGAGGACCAGTAGTTACAGAAGCAAGTGCTAGTCCGTCAAGTCCCACTGAGGGTGAGGGATCTGATACTACAGAAACATCTGCAACAGAAAAACTTGCTTGTTCCAATCTATACTATGGTGACGCTATCACCGAGTGTCATGGAGAGTTGCGACTTAAAGCAACTAAGGTTGTCATTGAGGCAGCTGATGTTCTCTCTTTGATTGGAAAGTCAAAGGTTCTTATTCAGGCAGGTCCCAGTGGTGGTGGAGAAATCCAGTTGAATGCTGGTAAAATTAAGCAAACTTGTGAGACTAGTGTTGAAGAAGTTCTTGGGCAGAAGTCAACAATTGTTGCAGAGAAGACAGATCTTCAGTTTGATCCAAGAGCATCTGTAAATATTATTTCACCAGGACATGTCAACTGGCAGATTCTTGGTGACTATCAGCAAAATGTTGGTGGCGTGTCTAAAACAATTGTTGCTGGTGCTGTACTCTCCACACCTTTGATTGTGGATAGATTGACATCATTCAGTGTAGATGCGTTGTTAGGCAATATGAATTTCACATCAGTTGTTGGTAACATCACTCAGACTGCCACTGCAGGAGCACTCACACAGACGGCAGGAGCAGCGGTTACTACAGCAGCAGGTGGGGCACTCACACAGACCGCTGGTGCTGCTGTGAACGTCATAGGTGGCGGTGACGTTGGCATCACGTCAGGACTTGGTGGGGTCAACATCACGGCAAAGACAGACGTGAAAATTCAAGGTGCATTAATTTATCTTAACTGATTGATCGGAAATCCGTATTAAAAACTGGCACAAGGGGGGTTGTTTTTTCTTTGTAACCCTGATAAATTGTATTCATGCGATGGGGGTTTAACCTCATCCACCATCTGCGGGTAACCACTCCGCAAGTAACTCTAAACAAAGGAAAAACAACAATGATCAAAACTGCTTTCGCTGCTGCCGCTGCAGCCGTCGCTTTCGCTGCCCCTGGTGCTGCCCTTGCAGGTCCCTACGTTAACGTAGAGGCAAACTCTGGTTTCACGGGATCAGACTACACTGGAACCACCACAGACGCTCACGTGGGCTACGCTGGTGAAGCTGGTGCTGTCTCCTACGGTGCTCAAATCGGTCCTAGCTTCGTCGTCACTGACGGCGGTGAGTCTGACACCGTTCTGTCTGGTAAGGTCTATGGCAGCGTTGCTGCTACCGAGGCACTCTCTGTTTACGGCGAACTCTCCTTCGCTGGTGGTATTGACGGTGCTGACAATGGTTATGGCACCAAGATCGGTGCTACTTGGTCCTTCTGATATCAGAATCTAAAGTAAAATTGAGGGGTGCTTGACACCCCTCTTTTTTTGTACTATACTATCTGCATATGTCTACTATATTATGCACTACAAACCTTATAGTCAGGAGTGGCATAGATACCGCTACCTCAAGGAAGCCATAGATAAATATCTAGATGATGGTATAGATCCGACATTCATTATGGACGACATTCGTGATGTGCTCCATGTACGTTCTGAAGCAGCGTACCAAGAATTTCAAAGGATCAACCAACTAGAGCACTATCTATCGGAAGAATAATATGCTTTCTACCGCCTATCGCCTTCGTCTAGAAGGCATTTG